AAAATCAATATTATATTTGTAGATCATGTCTACATTTCTATTCGTTGTGGAAGACAGTGCTCCCTGGTGAACGATCATGTCCACCTCATCCCAACGATTAAAATTCTCTAGAAGATCAAAGCAGTCATCAATCTCAACTTCCAAAACATTCTTCAGAGAGTTCTTAAAATGCTTAGCGATGAACCCACCAGTTCCAGTTACAATATTCATCTGAAATCTTTTTATTATATATTCTACCACACCTAAATATAAAAAAGGTGCTCATTTCAGAATTGGCGGCATGTCTTTAAATAAATATACGCTTAAAGTATCTCGCCCAGAATACTGGAGAGAGGTACATGACCTCCTCTGTAAGGCGGGAACGCGAGAAGCAAATATTCCATCGAGAGCAGTCGAGTGCTGCAATGAAATGGAGCACAGTCCTGTAAGAGGGACCTTTGAACTATCCGATGAGGAAGCAGCAGAACTTGCTGAAGATCACCGCATTGATTGGATCGAACTGTCTCCCTCGGATTACAAAGAACTTTATCCTGTACCACAACCTGCCACAGGTCTTCCTCCAGAGGCAAGGTTTGAAACCAATGTAAAGTTCTACCGTACACTCACTGGTATTGGATATACTGATGGTGAGCGTAATCGTTCTAACTATGGTGTTCGTAGAACTGGATTTGCTACAGCATCTGAACTGACAATTGGTAGTAACCTTCCCATCACTGGTAATGTTGACTATGTATATGATGGAAGTAATGTAGATATTATCGTACAAGACTCTGGTATTCTCAGATCTCACCCAGAATTCTTGAGAGAGGATGGAACCTCTAGGGTTTATGATCTCATCATCGATGGTCCTTATGAGATCGACCCAACATTCTTTGCGACTAATAACTTAACCCGTCTCAGACCAGACGGAACTACTGGTATCACTACTCAGGCTGCTGTCAGTTGGTGGAACTATAGTTACTACAGATCTCCTCAGTTTGCTAGTGCTGGTACTGTTGCAGTTAGCTTTAGTTACAATGAGTATCGTGGCGTAGGTATCGGTACAGGAACTACATCTGCTCTTGGTAGCGGTCACGGTACTGCAGCCGCATCTCTTGCTGCTGGTAAGAACTTTGGTCTTGCTTTCAGATCTAATATCTGGAACATGCCTTGCGTTGGAGAGTCTAGTCTTCTCTATGCTCCAAGTATTGAGCAGGCATATGACCTGATGAAGATCTTCCATCAGAATAAACCTGTTAACAATACTCTTGGTGTAAAGAAACCTACTGTTATTAATGGTAGTTGGGGTTACCAGGCTGCTGCTAGACAATTTCAGTCTCACTACACAAGATTCAGACGACCTGATACTGGCGGGGTCCAATTCACTTACATGAATGGATACAATAGTCTTCCTGCTGATGCTAGAACCATGGTCTATGGTTTTAATAATCAGGTGAGCGGTGCTTACAGATCCTGGTCTTCTTCATCTAGATCCAACTCCACCGACCAGGCTGGTAAGGAACTGATGGACTCTGGTGTCATCTATGTCTCTGCTGCTGGTAACAATGATCAGTATGTTGGTGTTGGTTCTACTAACCCTCATAGATTTAATGGGTGTCAAGATCTTTGGTTTAATTCCAATGATCCTAGAACTGAGTTCACTGGTGGATTTCCTCTCTGCCCAACATCACACAGAGACTGGATGAACCCTCAGGGTATTGGTTTCGATGCTAGTGTAGACCCAGAGTTCCACCCTGTAATTAATGTTGGCGCACTAGATGACTATCCTGTATGGGGCGGTAATCTTGGCATCGAAGAACAGAAAGCATCTTACTCTAACAAGGGTGATGGTATCGATGTCTATGCTCCTGCCGATGACATGCTGGCAGCGGGTTCTCCTCCATCGGGATATCAAGACTACTTAAGATGGAATGTCTTCGCTGAGTATGGTGCTAACTTCTACGACGCATACTTCAACGGAACATCTGCTGCTGCTCCTGTAGTCGCTGGTCTCGTTGCATGTTACATGCAGAGATTCCCAACTGCTGATGCAAGACAGGTTAAGACATGGCTGAAGACCACTGGATCTGGTTCACAGGAACCTGGAACTACATTCTGGGATCCATATCAAGATGGATATTACTACAACGATTATAATGGATATGGTGACCAGTGGTATATCTGGTGGACATATAACAGAGCAATGAACCATGTTGTTGGTTCTACCTGGAACGGTGTTCAAGATAAAACCTTTAACCATCCTATCAGAATTGCATATCTGGATCCTCAGGTTGCTATCAGCACAGAGGTATCCTTTGTCAATACTCCTGGCATTTCTACTCTCAATATTCCTGAGAGAGGAGTATTTAATGTTGGTGTTGCCCTGACATCCGAACCCTACAGTCCATCGAGTAGGGTATCTGAAGTTGGATCTCTTAAGAAGGTACACTTCCAAGTTTCTCCCCAGACAGACTTTAGTACTATTGCTTGGGAAACAGAAACTGATAATACAAGTCTGACTCAGTTATCTGGTCCTCTTGCCCAAGCAACGGATTACTATTACAGAGTCAGGCATATCTCTAACGCAGATGGTACTGCTTTCACAAGTTATGTCTCTGAATACTCAGGTATTCAGTCTTTCAGAACATACAATCCTCCTGCGGGCATCTCTACTCCTGAAGTTTTAGAACCTATCAATGGTTCTGCTCTGGACCAGGTAACAGGTGTTCAACTCAGATCTAAAGCATACTCTCCTATCAATGGTGAGGCAACATCTGGTACACTTAAGGCAGTTGAATTCCAAGTTGCAACTGATGCTGCCTTTAGTCTCCATGTCTTCAGTACAGTTGGATTAAACAATACCAGTCTCTTCCAAACGATTACAGAGACCCTGGAAAATGATGTTACATATTATGTCAGAGTCCGCCATGTATCAAACAGTGATGGTAGTTCTCAGTCAGAGTTTACATCTGAGTGGTCTCCAACATCTACATTTACAACACCTGCTCTAGATGTCAATCCATTTGGTAGAGCAAGAACTTTAATCACTACGCTGCAACGAGGTGTTGTAACTCCTGTTCTTTTGTATGAAGCTAGTGAACTTGTAGAGGTTAGCGTAACTGCATCCAATACAACAAACAATAGTTCGGCATTCTCCATTGGTATTTCAAGCTCCTTTGGATTTGTTGATAGTGATTATATTTCTTATGGTATTGAGCTTGGTCGTGGTGGAAATGAAATTGTAGAGAACATTGCTCTGAAACCTGGAGATAAGATCTTTGTCTCCTCATTCGATCCTGGTGTTGACTTTGCTGCATTCACAACTAGGTTCTTCAAGAATGTAAAGGCAGAGTCTGCTGCTGTTCATGGTCGTAGTGATTCGCTGACTACAAAACTCACTCCACCAAATACTATTAATGACAATCTTGCTATTCTTAATGCGACTGAGAATAGTCTCGCCACGGTCCATGCTACAAATAGAAATCCAGATGTAAGTGCATCTGTTAGTGTTGGTATTGCATCTGGTGATCTTAATTCTGCAAAACCTTCTGATTACATTGTTCATGGTCTGCGTCTTTCTCAACTGCAAGACTTTAAGATTGATCAAGTCGGTGTCGCTACAGGTCAGACTCTTTTCGTAAGGGCATCTAGACCAGAAGTATCTTTCGTTGCATATTCTATCCCAGCAGATGCTGGTCCAACAGGGGTTGGAACGGTTGCTAGTGTTAACACCACTGGTGTTATTACTGCTGCTCAATTCTTTGGTGATGGTTCTGGTCTGACTGGTGTAACTGCCATCGGTGCTGGTGTTGAAGTCCGTGATAGTGGTGCTACAATTGGTGCTGCCTCTACCATTGACTTCGGAACAAACCTTACTGTTTCACCAATCTCTGCTGGTGTAGTAACAGTTACCTCTGCAGATACTGTTGGGTTTGCTCAAACTGCTTTAAGTATTGCTGATGGTGTAAGTGTAAGTCTTGCAACCACTGCAACATTTGCAGGTTATGCTGACAACGCTGGCATTGCTACCTATGCAGTCACCGCTGGATTCGCTACCGCTACTACTAGTGCTGCTATTGCATCGGGCATTAGATCCGACGCTGACATCTTTACAACCAGACCAATTCAAACCACCGATAAGTTTATCGGTGATGGTAGTCTTCTCACTAATGTCGTTGCACTTGGATCTGGTGTTGGTATTGCGACAACAGGTGGAACTGTTGGTACTGCTCAAACTATTACTTTCAGTACTAGTTTGGATGTATCCCCAATCTCTGCTGGTTTTGTTACTGTCACTGTACAAAAGGTTCCTGAGGCGGTCATTGCTGGTGTTGCTACCTATGCATCTATCGCTGGTGTATCTTCCTTCTGTCCTAACGCAGGATTCGCTACAGCGTCCACCAATGCATCGTTCGCTGCCTTTGCTAACTTCTCCGCACTGACGGGTGCTGCAGAGACCTCTAAGAGTCTTTACACTGAGTCTGAACTTCCATACAAACCTCTGCCTGTAACCTTCGGCAATAAGTCTTCTAGACATCGTTATATTGGCGTTGGATCTGATAAAACTATTAATGTTCAGGGTTATGAAGCACCTTATCTCAGATTTGAGGTTGGTCAGACCTATCGCTTCGAGAACGCTGCTCAGCAGGCAAACTTCCCCATCAGGTTCTACTATGCTGCTGATGGTCTAGGCGTTGGATTTGGTACTACATCTCCATCCGTCTATGAAGACAGAGTAACTGAGACTGGAACTTATACTGAGATTCAGGTTACCGAAGAGACTCCTCAACTTCTGTACTATGGTGCTGGTATTGGAACCACCATGGGTAGCATGGGCAACTCCATCCAAGTCTTTAACCATGAGTTCCATAAGTTCCTGAGAGTCGGTGAGTACAAGAACCTCGCTGGTCTCAAGACATGTACTCACACTCAAATGTTTGAGGGTCGTGCTACAGCATGGTATATGAACACTAACCTTGGTGTTGGTAACAGTGATTATGTACCTGGAGATCGTTCGCACAATGTAAGTTCTATTGAGCAGGTTTCTACAGGTGTATACACGGTTAACTTCGCAGACGCGATGAGTGATGCAAACTATGCAGTCGTAATCAATGGTAGAGGCACCAACAACTTCCCAGGTGGTCTGATCAGAGGCACAGTCTTTGATAGAACCACGACAGGATTTGGCGTCACCATCTACAACAGCATCCCTGCCACAGAAGACCTCAGAGATGTAAATATTGTAGTTTATGGCGGTCAAGATGGAGAGCCTACATACCTCTGATTACCGTGCTATAATTGTGGAGGTTAACATTTAACTATGTTCACAGTCTACTCTATGGATGGTTGTGGGTACTGCCAGCAAGTTGTAAAACTTCTGGAAATGACATCACAAACATTCGTTACTTACAAATTAGATAAACATTTTACAATTGAAGAATTTGAATCCGAGTTCGGCACAAAAACTTTCCCCATGGTGACCCGTGACCAGGAAGTTATTGGTGGTGCATCCGATGTAGCCCAATACTTTAAGGATAATGGACTCGCCTAAACGGGTAATAAATAGAGGTGTTGATTTCATACTTAATGGGGGTAAGAAGAAGGAGCAACCTGTTCCGAAAACATTTCATCTTGTTTTCGGCAAACTAGTCGGCTTCTTCAAATGGGAAGTCGATCTCTATCTAGAGTTCTCTCTGGATTTTAAGAAAAGGATTTCCCATAAGGAGGAATAACAATGTTAGCAGTTTCCTTAGTGTTTGGATCGTTCTTGATCCTTTTGACTGGTGTTATCTCGGTCACGCTCGGATGGGTACTCAGAGAGTACATGTTTTACCACCACGATAGACCAAACATCAATCCTCCTATTCACCCCGAGATGTATGATGAACACGGGAATATTATCCCCGACGAAGTAATTGCCTTCAGATTCGAGAATGCCGATTTTGAGGAGGATGACGAAGATTAATTTTTGGAGTTACTATGGCTAAATTACCACCAAATCCACTGCAAAGTGAAATTTTGAGAGCAGTCTCAAACGCAAAGACTAAAGATCAGAAGATTAAACTCTTGCAAGATCACCGTACACATGCTCTTGTCTCACTGTTCATCTGGAACTTTGACGAAAGTATTGAGAGTGCTCTTCCAGAGGGTGAAGTACCTTATACCCCTAACTCTGCACCCACTCCAGATGCACAGAGCAGACTGATGAGTGAGTATCGCACCCTTTATAACTTTGTTAAGGGTGGTAATGATCGTCTGCAGCGGACAAGGAGAGAGAATCTCTTCATTGAACTTTTGGAGTCGCTTCATCCCGATGAAGCAGAATTGTTATGTTTAGTTAAGGATAAAAACCTTGGGAAAAAGTACAAAATCACCTACAACACAGTCAAAGAAGCCTACTCAGACATCGAGTGGGGAAACAGAAGGTAAGGAGACCGCAATGTGGACAGACTCAGACAAGAGACACGCAAAGGAAAAGTACAGCATCACGATTTTTGAATCTGACTGTCTTCCTGAGCGTGCTAATGATAAGAGTCTGCCCACAAGTGCTCACCTTGTAAAATATAAGATTGACGGCGAGATTAAGTACGATATCGTCATGTCAGGAAAGATGTGCCATATCTTTGACTTCTATTGGGATCATCTGAGGTCAGACCTCCTAAGTATTGCGTGGAGTGCTGGGACAGTTAACCCTAAGCTCTGGGGTTATACATCAGATCAAAAGAAAAAAAAGTAGACCCCAAATCAAAATTGACCTTTTGTTTCAAAATATTCGGAAAAAAAATTCCCAGGTTTTTTTGACCCATAAGGTTTTTCAAAATTGTAACAAATGTTACAAGAAAACTTGACTATATACTATATGAAGGTCTATAATAGACCTGTCGTTCATCCCATTCGCTGTTTGCGAATAGCGAATAGGACGCAAGTAAGTCGCGGAACGGAGCGTTCATCCTATGCTTTCATTGGCACTCATCTTTTTTAGTCATGTCCCAGTGGAGAATTATCTTCGCTGTGAAGACTATGAATGGTTAAAGCAGGGACTGGAAGAGACAACTCTTTTCACTCCTTTTGAGAAGGCTGATATTCTTATCCATTGGATGGAACATACAGATCCTCATTGTTTTGAAGCACAGGACGCAAACGACTGAAGGAACGGGAAGTAAAATTCTCATTTCTTTAGGAGTACCTACAATGAACACCCTAACTCTCATCAAGAAGCAGATCGAAAAGGCTAACGCACTTCATGACGCACAAATCTCTCACACTACATATCGTGGCGTGAAGTTTGAGTGCAAGCATGGCGTTGCTGACGAAGTACACGGTACTTTCTGCTATCGTGGTCACACCTATAATAAGTGAGGTGTGACATATGCTGAAGATCAAATTTCAACAAGATCTTCCAGTATATGATCCAGAAAAACACGACCCAGATAAAGTCTTCGGATTTTTATGTTATCGTGGTGTCTGTTATGCCAAAATGGTTAATTTAAAATCACGAGGCGAACAAAACTGGAATGTCAATAAATGAGGGGTCAACACCCCTCTTTTTTTGTGCTATAATCAACAAATATCCCTAAACCAACATGGATAAGGAAAAACTCAAACTCATCGTCAGAAACTTAAAATCCCTTGTTGAGGTTTTAGAATCTGAGGTTTATTCGGATACTGAGTCGTATGTCCAGCGTCCTCCTTTGACGCATTTGGGCGATTATGACGAGATTTGGGACGATGACGATGGATACCCAGATTGACGAAAATGCGTTACAAAGAAACTATTAAGCTTACAAAAAAAGCACTTAAACAACCTTGGATGTATTCTGAGGAAGAATTACTTTATATGCGTAAGGCATTGAAACATGCCAAAAGCGCACTAAAAATGAAACAGATGAGGAAAAATGAAAGTAAGTCTAATCCAAGTAACCCCGAATCCTGAAGAGACTATGGCGTATGTCGCCAGAGTGTCGAATCCCAATAATCAGGAAAATCCCAATTATGCTAAACTGTTGGGGTATTGCATTAAGCACGGGCACTGGTCTGTGTTTGAGCAAGCGTTTATGACTCTTGAGATTGAGACTACCAGGGGACTGGCGGCTCAAATTTTGCGTCACCGTTCGTTCACATATCAAGAGTTCTCCCAAAGATACGCAGATAGTTCGATGCTATCGAACAATATTCCTGTTTTTGACATTCGTCGGCAAGATACAAAGAATCGCCAGAACAGCATCGATGATATCGATCCTTTCGTTAAGCAAGAGTTCGAGATCAAGATTAAAAAGCATTTTGAGGACGCTATGTGCCTCTACAAGGAGATGTTAGACGCTGGTGTGGCAAAAGAGTGCTCTAGGTTCGTATTGCCCCTTGCAACGCCTACTAGACTCTATATGAGCGGTTCAGTGCGGTCTTGGATCCACTATATTAACCTGCGTTCTGCAAACGGGACTCAAAAGGAGCATATGGACATTGCTAACGAATGTAAGCGTATTTTTACGCTCCAATTCCCGACAGTTGCTGAGGCACTGGAGTGGAAATAAATACTATTATTCTGATTCCTTGACATGCCCCTATATCCTGTTAAAAACCTGAAAACTGGTGAAACTCAAGATTTGATGATGTCCATTGCTGATTATGAGCAGTGGAGAAAGGACAATCCCGACTGGGACAAAGATTGGTCGCAAGGATGTGCAACACCTGGCGAAGTCGGAGATTGGCGGAACAAATTAGATGGCGGGTGGAACGAAGTGCTCGATAGGGCATCTCGTTCGCCTGGATCCCAGGTGCGTAAATTCAACAACTACTAATCCTATGCCCAGAAGAAAGAAGCCTGTAGAGTCTATTGGTATTGGTATGACTGCAAAACAAATGAGGCGTAAAAAACCAATTAACACTGATTTTCTTGTTGATATTACGCCGTTAACTGCAAATCAAGAGACTCTGTTTAAGGATTATTCTCTGGGGAAAAACATCTTTGCTTACGGTGCAGCAGGAACTGGTAAAACCTTTATCGTTCTATACAATGCGCTCAAAGATGTCCTAGACGAAAAAACTCCTTACCATAAGATCTATATCGTTAGATCTTTGGTCTCTACTAGAGAGATTGGTTTCCTCCCTGGAGATCATGAGGACAAATCTGCTCTTTACCAGATTCCTTATAAGAACATGGTGAAGTACATGTTTGAACTTCCCTCAGATTCTGATTTCGAGATGCTTTACGGCAATCTCAAGACGCAGGAGACAATTTCGTTCTGGTCTACATCTTTTATTCGTGGAACCACTCTGGATGATGCCATTATCATCGTCGATGAGTGCCAAAACTTGAATTTTCATGAACTAGATAGTATAATTACGAGAGTCGGTGAGAACACGAAAATCCACTTCTGTGGTGACGCTACTCAAACGGACCTTACTAAGACTTATGAGCGTAATGGTATCCTGGACTTTATGAAGATCCTTGAGCAAATGCCCTCGTTCTCTTCTATTGAGTTCGGTGTTGATGACATCGTTCGTTCTGGTCTCTGTAAGGAATATCTCGCAACTAAATTGGCACTCGGTATGTAATGTTTAACCATCTTGATATTGAAATCCCTGAATTAAAAAGGGTCACCATTGATGGTGTTCGTTATTATGATACACCCGATAACAAGATGGTTTCTATTACCTCTGTTATCAGTCATTATAATAAAGATAAGTTCGCAAAGTGGCGGGCAAAGGTAGGCGAAGAGAAAGCAAATGCGATTACTCGCAAAGCGACCAGTCGTGGTACAGATATGCACTCGCTGGTCGAAAACTATCTCTACAATAAAGATCTACCTAGAGTCCAACCACTTTCGGACTTTTTGTTCAAAATTGCTAAACCATCACTGAACAAAATCGACAACATCCACACCCTAGAGGGTTCTCTGTACAGCACAGAACTTGGTATTGCTGGAACTGTCGATTGTATTGCTGAATACGAGGGTGAGTTAGCAGTTATTGACTTCAAAACCTCAAAAGAACCTAAACCAAGATCTTGGATCGATGGATACTTTGTACAAGCAGCAGCATACGCCTGCATGTATTATGAACTGACAGGCACTCCTGTCAAAAAACTGGTCATTATCATGGCATGTGAAAACGGTGAGTGTGTTGTCTATGAAGAGCGTGACAAGTTGAAGTATATGAAACTTCTCGTTACCTACATTAAAACCTTCTTAGAATATCACTTACAAATCCATGGAAAATGAATTTACCCAGGCACTAGGACAAAAATTTATGAATCCAGCAAAATTTGCTCTGGAAATTGAAAACATTGTCTTAAACGAAAAACTTAACTACATTGATGCTGTTGTACTGTTCTGTGAGGAGAATAGTATCGATATTGAGTCAGTTACCAAACTAATCTCTAAACCTTTAAAAGAAAAGATTAAGTGTGACGCTCAGCAGTTGAATTTCATGAAGAGAACTACTCGTGCAAAACTACCACTTTAAAGTCCTAAAAAATCCTAAGACACAGAATTACTTAGATCTAAAGGATTGGGTTTTAAGTGAGAATTTTTTGTGGGCATATCACGAAACATCTACTCCTAGTATTGAAGAATATCCTAAGGGTAAGGGGCAGCATACTAATGTCCCTTACTATACTCATACATTTCTTCTGAGACCAGAAACTAATAGATATTCCTCTCTATATCATTCTTCTCCAGAAGATCTACAGAAAGTTATCAGGGTCATTGACGAAATTGCCGAAGCAAACGAGGTTAAGTTTACATCGTATATAAGAATATCGGCAAATGCAGTTCACCCTGATAAATTTGGTTTTTACTCACTTCCACATGTAGATCATTCCTTTCCTCATGGGCAAATTATCCTGTATTTAACCAATTCTGGAGGCAGTACTTATATTGAGGACATATGCCATGAACCAAGTGAAGATGATGCCATTGCTTTTCAGGGAAGGCATTATATGCAAACTCCACATGAGGAGAGGCGTGTAATTATTGTAGCGACATTTATATGACACCATACGATTGCTATAGAACATATCTTGCGGTAAAAAACCACTTTACAAAGGATCAGTTTGATTTTTTTAAAAGTAATGGTAAAGCGAGAGCATCTGTAAATGCGTTTAACAAGCGTAAAGATAAGTATTTCTTCGAGAAGTTAGCACACTATAGAAGTGACACAGAGATCACTAAGTATTTTGTGTCGTACTTTTTAGACGATAAGTCGTGGGTCGGTGATATGGTCCATGATAAGGGAGAGACTTATGAAAATTATATTTTAAAATTAAACGATTTAGAAGAAATCTTCAAAAAGGAGTCTATTTATCTGTTTTCTGGTGAAAATTTACTTTCTGTATTCCAATGCACAGGGGGTTCTCATCCGATCATTTTGAAAAAATTCCTGAACGGTAAAGTTAGTATTGAAACATTGGTAATCTATGATAGAATATTCCTGTTCGGGAATGATTTCGATAAGAAACTCTTGGACCCAGTGTGGGAAACCGTATCATTGAAAATTAGGAAGTATAAACCGTTCCTAAATATCGATGTGTTCAAGTATAAAAAGATATTAAGGGAGGTGATTCATGTCTAGTTTCTTCGATTCTGAACTTGTTCAGCAAGAAATGGAGGAGATCAACGATCTTCAGGCAGAAATTTATAAGGAAGCATTTAAGTTTCCCGAACTCTCTGTTGAAGAAAAGATTGAACACTTAGAGCGGTTAGACTATCTCCTAGAAAAGCAGGAGATTCTCTACACCCGTCTCAAATTGTCAGACGATCCCCGTGCAAAGCAGGTTGCGAATAATGTCCGTGACTCTGCTATAATGATGGGGTTCCCAAAGGACATCGACTGCTCGGTTCTGTTCTCCAACATGAGGAAAACGCTTGAATCGGTCAGGGAGAAAGTCCTTGACAGGGATAGATGAGTCATCCTATAATAGACTCGCACAGACCAAATCCTAAAAACACAGGCCAAATCTATGTCTTTCGCATCGCTCAAGAAGCAGTCTTCTCTCGGCAGTCTTACTGCCAAACTCGTTAAAGAGGTTGAGAAGTCGAACTCCC